AAGGCTACTGGTCGTACACCGTGCAGGTCGTCTACACTCCGCAGCCGGAGCTGGCGCTGCGGGACAGGGTCATCATCGACCTCGTTCGGCTCGCGTGCTCGTATAGCGCACAGAGCTCCGAGAAGATCGGTGACTACCAAGCCAACCACGTCGACTACCTCAACGAGCGCGAGCGCTTGCTGCAGGCCGTCAAGAACCGACGCGGGTTCTCGTTCGCATGAGCACTCGCAACGTCATGACCCACCGCTGTGACATCCAGCGGAACTCGTCGCACGGCGGGACGCCGGACGGCTGGGGCAACGAGCAGCCTGAGGTTTGGTCGGACTCGATCATCGACCAGCCGTGTTACTTCTGGTTCGGCTCGAACGAAGGTGCAGCCGTCACCGTCATGGATGGGCAGAAGGCTGTGCTAGTTCAGTCGATCAAGATGGTCGTACCGCTGGGGACGAACGTCACGGAAGACGACCGCGTCGAGAACGTGCGCCACAGGCACGGGGCCGAGATCATGCAAGGGCCCCTCAGGATCGACTCGGTTATGCAGCGTGCCGACCATGTCCAACTCGCACTCACGAGGGTCTCGTCATGACAGCCGTAATGAAGCTGCACTGGAAGGGCGATGAGGTCCTGCGAGAAGTGAAGGCAGCCGAGATCATCGGTGTAAACAAGACGATGGGCGCTTGTGTCACCACGGCCAAGATGCTCGTCAACGTGGACACGTCACTCCTACAGGGCAGCATTCGTTCCGAGCCTGCCATCCCCTTTGGCACCGGAGTCGTTGGGCACTGGGGATCGTTCGACGTCTCGTATGCGTTCTGGCAGGAAGTACTGCCCGAGCCTCGAGGCAAGGCGTACATTCGTCCTGCAGCCGACGCGCACTACCCTCGGTTGGCGGGCTTCATCCGTGGTGCAATGTGACTGCCGTCGCTGACCCCATTGCCGCGCTGATCAAGTTCCTTCAATCGGACGCCGACGTGGACGCGGCCTGTGCAGACCGTGTCTACGGGGCAGAGCTCCCGCAGTCGTCGGTTCGGTTCATGCCGCGCACGTCGGTTGTCTTGCAGCCCGCTGGTGGGTCAGACGGACAGGGTTCGTATCTGCAGGTCGGTGAGATGCGAATCGACATCTGGTGCTACGGCACCACACCGCTCACTGCTTTCGACCTGTACCGCGCGGTGCACGGCGCGCTCAAGCAGATGAGACGAAATCTTCAGGGACAGACGGTTCTGCACTGGGCCAAGGTTGGCGCCAGCTCGCGTTCCGTCCGTGATCCCGAAACTGAGTGGCCCGCCACGTGGTCATCGTGGGTGGTCATGTGGTCCGAACAGGAGGCAAACGCGTGAGCGAAGGCAAGTACGTTTACTGGGCCACATACTGGGGTCCTGGTGACGAGCTCGAGATGGGTGACGTCCTTCTCAAGAAGGGACTGCCCACCGAGGTGACCTACACCCAGTACACCGATCTCGGTATCCGCGAAGATGTGGAGCGGGAGCGGGTCGATGCCAAGGAGCTCCCTGCACCCGAAGAGGGCGGCGAGGGCGAGGCGGCGGTTATTCCCAACGGAAAGGACAAGTAGGTGGCAACAGCACCCTTCGAGATCATCGCCGCACCGTTCGAGGTGTATGTCGCGGCGACGGGAACTGCGTTCCCAGATCTCTCCGTCACACCCCCCGGGGCGTGGACGCTGCTCGGCACGTCCGGCTCCAAGAACTACGATGAGGAAGGGGTGAAGATCACCCACGAGCAGACCATCGAGGAATTCACCCCTCTCGGACTCTCGGCACCTCGCAAGGCTTTCCGGACGAACGAGTCCCTGGTCGTCGAGTTCCAGATCGTGGACATGTCGGCTGCTCAGTATGCCAAGGTGCTGAACGGTCCGACTGTCACCAACACGTCACAGGGATCGGGCATCGCCGGCAACCTGAACTTCCCCCTGCTGCAGGGTCTCAGCGTCTCGCTGTTCGCCCTCCTGTGCCGCTCCGAGGAGTCGGCCGCAGGTAACAGCTTCCGCACTCAGTACGAAGTTCCCATCGTCTACCAGAACGCGGCGCCTGAGCCGACCGCGACCAAGGGCGAGCCGATGCGCCTGCAGTGCGAGTTCCGCGCCCTGTGGGATTCCGCACTCGGCTTCGGCAAGTACCGCTCGCAGAACGCGGTGGCACTGTAGTGAACGAGCAGACCGTCATAGCCGAACAGGCACAGGCAGCGGTGCGAGAGCTCCGCTCGCAGGCGCGCTACCACAAGCGCGAGTCCAATCGTCATCGCCGTTCTGCGGCGGACATCATGACCAAGCTCGACGACATTCGCCGCAAGTGCGCAGCCGTCGGGATCGTCATCATCATCGAAGAGCCGGAGGCTGAGAGCCATGGGCACCGAAGTAATCCTTGACCTCAACACACTCGTTCCTGACCGTCCGCTGGTGCGGATCGTGTCGGCGCTTCACCCGGATGGCAAGATGTACGGAATGCGGGTGCGCGACGAGTTGTCCATCTTCCAGGTCAAGACCGTCGAGAACATGGCGCGCCGCGTGGCGGAATTCGCCGACCGCGACATCACCACCGAAGAGTCCAAGCTCATGGACCAGTATCTCGAGGATCTGCTGGATATCGAGTTCCATGACCCGCTTGAGCCTGAGGTGAGAGAGGGACTCGACGTTCACCACCGGATTAGCATCTTGGCGACTTTCAACACCGTCTGCTTGCGCCGGGGCCAGCAGACGACCGAGGAGCTCCCGGCCGACCTGTCGACTGGGGAGAGCTGATCCCTGCACTACAGCGATTCTACGGCGGCGATCCGATGGGTTGGTTCCACTTGCCGTTGTCGATCCTCCGTGCCTACACCACCATGCTCCCGAGACTCGTAGCCGAAGACAATCTCAACCGCGCCTCGGTTGCCCTGGTAAGTTCGGGTAACCTCAAGCCGCAGGATGCTCAGCGCCAGATCCGCACATGGAAGCGGCAGCGCGAAGGGCAGACCGCTGTGGTGAAGCTGTCCGAGCCGGACAAGATCGCAGTGATGAGGGGGGTAGGAATCTCCGTTGAGTGAGGATCTCGGAACAGCAGTACTCCAGCTCAAGACCGATGACGCTGGCCTAAGGAAGGGTCTCAGTAAGGCCGAGCGCACGTCGAAGAAGTCGTTCGTCTCCATTGGCAAGGGAGCCATCGGCGCAGTCGGCGGTTTCCTCCTGCTGGGCAAGGCAGTCAAGGACGTCGTTGGCGACTGGGCGGCAGACGAGAAGGCAGCAGCACAGACAGCGGCTGCGATCAAGTCCACGGGCGGAGCAGCGAACGTCACCGCCAAGCAAGTGACCGACCTGTCGACGGCCCTGCGAGACAAGACCGGTATCGACGACTCGGTGATCCAGAGCGGCGCGAACATGCTGCTTACTTTCACCAACGTCCGGAACGAGGTCGGCAAGGGTAATGACATCTTTACCCAGGCGACGAAGACACTGCTCGATATGTCAACGGCCTTGGGTACTGCGCCGTCCAAGTCTGCCATCCAGCTAGGCAAGGCACTCAACGATCCGATCAAGGGCATTACCGCTCTCCGTCGTGTCGGCGTGACATTCACCGATGGTCAGAAGAAGGTCATCGAGGCGATGGTCAAGTCCGGCAACGTCATGGGTGCGCAGAAGCTCATTCTCAAGGAGCTCCAGAAGGAATTCGGCGGAAGTGCCGTTGCGGCGGGTCAAACCCTCGGCGGTCAGCTGAACATTCTCAGGGGTCAGCTGGAAGATGCTGCCGGTGTAATCATCACCAAGCTTCAGCCGTACCTGGCTCGGTTCGTGGCGTGGTGCATCGAGAACTGGCCTCGCGCGAGGGAGGCAATCGAGAATGCCATCCAGACCATCGTCGACTCGTATGACACCGACATCAAGCCCTGGGTCGATGCCATCGTCGCGATCTTCGAGTTTCTCGTCGGGCAGGTGCGCGCACACTGGGACGAGATCTCGGCAATCGTCGAGGCAGCTACCGACCAGATCAAGGCTATCATCGACATCTTCGCCGGCGCACTGAGCGGTGACTGGGAGCGTATGTGGAAAGGGATCAAGGCTTACCTGTCCGCGACGCTCGACCAGATGCGAGCTGTGCTCACCTTGGCCGTGTCACTCCTCGGCGCTGCAGCCAAGGCAATCGGTGCGGCGATCCTCGCCAAGGTGAAGGAAGGCGTCGGCAATCTCGTCGAGTGGGTCGGCACAAAGCTCGGCGAAGTACCCGGCGCAATTCGTGGGGCTCTTGCTGCGGTGGGCACTGCCGCTATTGCCGTCGGCGCGAAGATCCTGTCCGGACTCAAGGATGGCGCGTCGGAGCTCCTGGAAGGTACTAAGACACTGATGGGCAAAGTGTCCAGTGGCATTAGCTCGGCGGCCGGTGCCGTCCTGTCAGCAGCGACGACTATCGGTGGCAAGATTCTTTCCGGGATCAAGGCCGGCGTAGGTGACCTTGCTACCTGGGTCAAAGGGATTGTCACCGGAGCCATCCAGGGAGTTCTCGGAATCTTCAACTCGTTGTCGGTCCCACGCTTCGCCGTTGGGTTTGACACCCCGGGATTCAAGGTCGGCCCTGTGGACGTGGGCTCGAAGCACATTGGGTTTGACATCGGCGGGTGGGCTATGCCGGACCTTCACTTGCCGGGCTTTGCCGACGGTGCCATCGTCAATCGTGCTACTGCCGGTATCTTCGGTGAGGCGGGACCTGAGATGATCTTGCCGCTTACCAATCCCGACCGCTCTCGGCAGCTCCTCGAGCAGGCAGGTATGGCGGGTAACCAACTGACGCAGAACTTCTACCAGACACCGGCCAACGCGGACCCTGTGGCCATCGGTGCAGTAACGTCCTTCGCCCTCAAGACGATGAGAGTCTGACATGATCGAGTACGCGGAGCTTGACGGAGTGGTGCTACACAATCTGGCGATCATGAGTCAGGTCATGATCCGAGACGTCGATGGCATCACCGGCATCCCGACTGTACGCGGCGAGACCTACCAGCGTGCCGAGAACGACGGTGAGGTTGAGCCGGCCAATCAGTACCTCGGGGCACGTATCAGCGCATGGGAGATTGCCGTGTGGGGTACGTCCATCGCCGACGCTCGTGCCAACTGGACGACGATCAATCGCACCCTGCTCAAGGCGGTGCGTTCTCAGAAGCTGCTCAAGTGGCGCGCGCTCGGTGACACGCTCAACCTACAGAGCTCCGTTCGTGTGGCCAGCGTAACGCCGCCTAAGCTCTCGCCATCTACACAGGGGCCTTACTACCTGTGCCAGGTCTTGTTCCGCCACGCAGACCCTGTGAACTACGACGTGAACACGTCTGTAGTCGCCACAGGAGCGCCGAGCGTCATCATTACGGGTATGCCTATCCCGATACCGTTCCCGATCCCCTGGTCGCTCGTAGGGAGCGGTTCAGGTACCGTGGCGGTGACGAACGCCGGCGACGCACCTGCCTGGCCTGTCATCGACATTGCCGGACCGATCAATGCGCCGTCTGTGCGGAACGGCACGACGGGCAAGGCTCTGTACTTCGACGGTCTCAACCTCGCCGCAGGTGAGACGCTCACCATCGACATGAACCCCGCTACACGGAGCGCACGCGTCGGCGGTGTGTCTAAGTTCTCGGCCCTGCGCTTCGCTGACAGCGAGTTCTTCTCGATCAGCCCTGGGGCCACCGAGAACATTACGCTGTCCGGCACAGGCACGTCGGGCTCCACAACCATGACCGTGACACTGCGGTCTGCATACATCACCTAGGAGGTGAGAGCATGGCCGCATCCCCTGTGACAATCCAGACTGCGCCGTTGTACCTGACGGCACGCACCCTGGTCTACACCGCTCAAGAGCTCCGCAAGCCAATGGATGAACTCATCGGACCGGGAGTCAAGGACTACGATTCGTTCCGCATTCGTCAGCGCGCTGCCGGTGCGAACATGAGCGTGGATGGCATGACCGCGTCGATCCAGAACGTGGCATGGGTTCGTGGGGCGACCGTCGCAGACCAGGGTCTGTACAGGGTCGACTTCAATAACGCCACTCAGCTCAACGTGGACATTCCCACGTCCGATCCGACCAACCCGAGAATCGACAGTATCTACCTCGCGGTCGAGGATCAGCAGCACGTCGGGTCTAACAACCTCGCCACGCTACGAGTTGTCGTCGGCACTCCGACAGGCGGCGCCACACTAGACAACCGCACGGGTGCAGGCGCAGCACCAGCGAACATGGCGAGCATCCTGCTGGCCGACGTTCTCGTCGGAGCGGCAGTCGCAACGATCACCAACGCGAACATTCGAGATCGCCGCCCCCTGTGCATCGAGGGTCCGTCTTACATGACGACGGCTAAGGAGCAGGTGACGTTCCAGCCTGTGCCCGCTCTCATGGGAACGCTGTCTGGTCTGAGTGGGCTCAACCGTATCTCTCATGCGGTGCACGATCTTCAGCAAGTGTTCGCAGCTTGCTTCTTGCCCAAGCGGATTATCAATGCCACCGGCGTTCGCTGGGCATACTTCCACGGCAGCACCGCTCTCACGGGCAACTGGCGTATCGGCATCTATGACGCGTCCGGGCGCAAGATCGCTGAGACAGGGTCGACGGCTTTCTCCGGAGCAGCCAACGCTCGGTTCCTCGAGATCGCTGCGACGATTCCGTCCACGACGTTTGAGGCCGGGCTCTACTTCGTGGGTATCGGCTATGACACAAGCGCAGGACAGGCTGCTACGTCTGGCGTCGCTTTCGAGATTACGACGACTGACGGCTACGGGGGCGTACCGGCGCACAACTGCGCTTACCGCTCTGCGACAGGCGGCGTGACACTGCCGACCACGATCAACTCACTGACTGACCTCGCCACTACCGCGGGAACGCTGTCGTGCCCTCCCTGCCCTATCGTCACGCTGTCTAACCCGACGTAGATGCCTCTCAAGTTCACCTACGTGCTTTGCCGATCCACCGGCGAGCCCATCAGTGAGATAGCGAACGTACAGGGTCGCAAACTCACGCAGCAGCTGAACCTGCCGACCTCGGCTGAGGTCGTGCTGAACATGGACGACGACGAGTATCTCGAGGCGGTGGTCGAACGGTTGCCGCGTCTCAAGGTCTACCGCTCGTCGACTGAGACCGAGATCCTTGAGAATCCGGCTGTGACACGGCGGCTCGTCTTCTACGGATCGCTCTTGTTCGAGGGTATCCGCGAAGATGCGAAGTCCGGGCTAGCGACGCTGCAGTTCCAGGACCCGTCGTGGGTTCTCAAGTACAGGTTCATCTCGGTCGACCAAACGTTCACTGCCGTAGACCAGGGCACGATCTTGTGGCAGGAGATCTCGGTAATGAACGGTACGCTCACCCCGTTCTACGAGACGTGGATCCGCCAGGGCGGTACAACGACTGGTCGGCTGCGGGACAGGACGTACGCTCGCGGCAAGAACGTGGCAGAGCTCTTCGACGAGATGACCAAGGTCGACGGTGGGCCGGACTGGTACATCGACCCTGTGGATGGCTACCTCACAGACACGCGAGTCATGGGCAATCTCAACGTTGCCAATCAGCGAGGCGTGACACGACCGAATGCACAGTTCATCTACGGAGCTCCGCTGACCGACGGTGAGCCTGCAGGTCTGCCGAGCAACGTCGAGAACATGGTGCGCACCCGAGCGCAGGTCATCACCAACCCGATCAACGTCGGGGGTGTCATCGACCCGTCTATCGGGATCATGATCACCTACGGCGCTATCAACTCGGCCTCGGCGTATGGCGGATTCCAGTCGTGGACTGTGACACCCGAGGTCTCTCTCATCCAGACGCTGATCGACAAGTCGAACGGTGAGCTGGCCGAGAGGCAGGACCCGCGGCCTATTATCGGTATCGAGGGCCCGACACCCGAGGCGCCGCAACCGTTCATCGACTACACTCTAGGCGACACTGTCTACGCCACGTGCCGACGGGGCGGCATGCAGTTCTCTCAACAGACGGTGCGGGTGCACGGCATCGACATCGCCGTGGATCAGAACGGTGAGCCTCAGACAAGCCTGACGCTGGCGGGGGTGTACTAATGTCCGAGGGTTTCCGTCCTGAGAACGAAGCGTTCATGCGCCGGTTCATCGAGCTTGAGCGTAAGGTTAACCGAATGCTCAATGCGGTGCCCGGCAATATCTTCGACGGCACAGGTACAGCGGTGCTGGCAGGCGCAGCCTACAACCCGCTTAAGCCTCGGGTCTTCAAGTACAAGCAGCAGATCATCGGCACCACCGGAGTCGTGGGTCCGTACACAGTGACCTTCGACTCGGCATTCTCATTTGGTCTACATGGCATTCTGATCTCGACGAACTCGACTGACACGTTCAACACCGGCGTAGGCACAGAAGGCCCATACACCCTATCCGGCTTCAAGATTAGGTTCTTCGTTGCCGTGGGCATTCCTGTCTGGATCACTTACCTGGCAATCGGACAATGATCTTCGGCTACGGGATTCTATTCGGCTGGACGATTGCCTTGTATGCATTTCTGTCCGACATCTCGGGGGGCGATGCAGTCGCCGTCATGATAGGCATTCTCACTCTTGCCGGCACGGTTCAGTTCGTACGGGACAAGCGTGCTAGGGGCTGGCACGATCTGTACGAGCTGGAGGTCGAGAAGGTCAAGAGCCGAGACAATCGCATCCACGAGCTGGGCAACCAGGTCACCAAGTGCGAAGCGCAGGTCATGATCCTTGAGGCTACTCGTGAGATAACGCCTGTGCTCGACGAGCTGAAAGTCATGACCACTGCCATCCAAGGTTTCGGTGAGATCGTCATGCTGAACCGCGAGGCTGCCGAGAAGGCGGCGTCTGCGGTGACGCAACATGAACTGGCTGCTGCCGAACGAGCAAAGGAGAGCATCGGAATCTTCAAGGACTTGCACAAGATTCTTCAAAGCCTAGCCAATCGATCCGAGCGAGGTCGACACACCGACCCGCCAAAGGAGTCTCAGTGAGCATCGAACTACGCGCAGCACTCAAGCGCATGATCCGCACTTATATCCAGGTGGCCGGGCCTGCGCTACTCGCCCTGGGCCTGGCAGCTCTCAACGGTGACGAGCCCCTCGACTTCAACGCGTGGAAGGTCGCGGCGCTCTCAGGCGTCCCGGCTGTGGTCTCGTTCGCGTGGAACTACTGGCTCGACCCGTCGCCGCTGCCCTCGATCAGCGTGCCTGTCCCCCAGCCTCCGGAAGGGAAGCCATGAAAGAGAACCGACCCTGGTACACCGTCTGGACAAAGGTTGCCATCGCCTTTGTCCTAGGCGTCTGTGTAGTCGGTGGCGTGCCAGCAGCACTGGCTACGATCACGTGGACGTCGGAAGACAGCACCGCCCACATGGAGGGCGGCGACGTCCTGACCGTCACAGCTGACTACGCCGCCACGGAGACCAGCACGACGACGGAGTCGACGACGGAAACCGAGACAGAGACCGAACCGGCTGTTACCGAGACGGAGACCGTTACCGACACCGTCACGAACACCGAGACGACTACCGTCGTCCTACCTCCGCCTGACCCGCAGCCAGAGCCCTACGATGTCACGCTGACCGACCAGACGTGGAACTGCTCGCAGGCCTATGGCACTGCTGCGGACCCGTACCGCGTGAGCGTCTTCATCAGTGGCGCGAAGGACAAGAACGGCGACGGCCAGATCACGTCGGCCGACAGGTACGATGCCGTCAACTTCCAATCCGGCTGCACAGGGCACCTGACCGTCCACGCCACCACCAGAGGCTGGGACGTCTACAAGGTCGGACCGGGCGCGCACGACATCCACTGCATCGACTGTACTGCCCGCATCGAGAACAAGGTCGGCGACGTTCACCAGGACGCCCTGCAGGCGATGGGCGGCAAGCGGATCGAGTTCCTGCACTTCCGCACCTCGAACGCAGGGCAGGCAGGAGCGCATGGCGGTGGCGGCCCCGGCTCCGGGCACTCCTCGTTCTTCGTGAACATGGGTTCCGGTGGACAGGAGCTCCCGGAAGACATCGTCTGTGATGGGTGCCACCTGGACTTCGGCGGGACGCCTGTCGTTAACGGAGACAGCAACGTCCTGCGCTCCGGCATCCGCGGGTTCTCTGTCGTCGTCAAGGGCGTGAGTGGCACCTGCGTCCAGAACAACGGCACCACGCCGATGATCAACGAGAACACGACCTGCGTCGACCCCTAGCGCAGGAGCTCTGCTGCGAGGCCTAGCCTCTCCGACCAGGTTAGGTCTCGCAGCTGGAGCATCGGGAACACGTCCGCCGCCTGGCAGAGCCGGCGCGCCTTGACGTTACCCACCCCCGGTATAGCGGTGAGGAATACCCACACGGAGACGGCCAGGAGGTCGCTAGGGACGTTCTGGAGCGCTTTGGCAGCGTCGCTGCGTGTCGATGCATGTACCAGCAGCGCCGCCGCCTTACGTGCTCGCTGAGAGCGCGCGTGCTCAGGGTCGTTCATTCGCGCGTCTCCGTGGTCTGGTTGCTCGCCGCCAGCGCGTCACGCGCGATCTGCCACGCCGGGATCACGCCGCACTCGCGATCCCGGATCCGCTGGAGCGCTGCCTGTAGCCGCTCGTTCTCGACACGCAACCGGTCGAGTTCGTCTTCCGGCACGAGCACGCCACGCACCGCGGCCCGCGCGAGGAAGTCTTCTGCGTCGCCGTCGTCGCCTGCCCAGAAGATCGCCAGCTCGAGGGTGACGTAGTTGTCCGGTTCGCCGGTCATCGAAGCCTCTTCGGGATGCAGTCCTGTGAGACGATGGCGAACCACCGGTCGCCCTTCTTGTCGGTAGCCTTGCCGACGACGAACACGCGGCGCATCGTGCCGTCGGCGAGGCGTACGCTCTTGTAGACGACGGACTCCGCGTTGCTGACACAGCCTGTCGTGTCGGCGTCGGCGATTTCCTCGAGGGCCTGCAGGCGGAGCTCCACGTCGTCGAGTATCTCCTGGACGGTGGCACCGTCACCCTGTGCCCCGCCGGTGAAGGCGAGGCACAGGACGATGACCACCGCGAGTGCGGTGAGATGCTTCATGGCTAGGCGCTCCACCACATGGGTACGAGACCGAGCCGAGTAGTCCGCATGAAGCTCGGCGGCGAACACGTTGCCGGCACCGCTGCGCTGATCAGGGTATTGCCGTACCAGTTGTTGGAGTACCGGATGTTGGTGACGAAGACGTTGCGCACCATCTGCGTCGTGCCTGGCCAGTTGCAGGCGACGTCACCGCCGAAGTCGGTCCAGCTCACGGGCGGGCCCCAGGCGTAGACGCCGCTGCACCCGACCTGCGACCCGCCAATCGGCAGCCAAGGCTGGCCGGGCGCGACTTGCGTCTCGATGCAGCCGTACCAGTAAGACGTGCCGTAGCCGCTCTGAGGCGAGTTGCAGGTGGTGATGCTGCCGGCGAAGCGCAGCACCCAGTTAGGCGGGTAGCCGGGCGCCCACGACGGGTTCTGGACGTACTTGTTGCAGCCCGCGGTGACGACGGCGCTCGCGGGGGCGGCGGAAACGCCGAGACTGGCAATGGCCAGCCCCACCAATAGCAGTAGTCGTCTCACTCTTCCTCCATCTTGTCGATCTTCGCCAGTATGTGACTGGCCTGTTCCACCGATGATACCACAGCCGAGATTCCCTGGGCCTTGTCGATGGCATCGAGAGTCTTCGCCTGCAGGGTGGTGACCGTCGACTCGCGGCCGGGACGCTTGACCTCGAGACCGACGAACCACCCCCTGTGACAGGCGACGATGTCCGGCAGGCCCGAGGTCTGGTACATGCCGCCATGCACCTTAGCGACGAATGCGCCCCGCTTCCGCATGGCGTCGATGATCTTGCCTGTGAGCTTGGCCTCGGGCTGTGCCACTAGAGCGAGTCCAGGTCGAGTTCGTCGTCGTCCACGAACTCGTCGTCCTTGGCCGGCTTCTTGGCCTTCTTCTTCTTGGCCTTCTTGGCGGGCTCGGCCGGCTCGTCGTCGTCATCGTCGAGCGAGAGCTCTTCGTCGTCGTCGACCACGTCGTCGTCATCGTCGTCCGCGTCGCCGGCGTCATCCTCGGCCTCGTACTCGTCCGGGTCGACGAAGCCGTCGAACGTCACGCGAGAGCGCGGGGTGTACCCGTCGCGCGCGGCCTCCAGCTCCATCTCGACCATGAGGTCGGCGCCCTTGATCGCCGCTGCGATCTTGACCAGGTTGACGCGCTCCGGCACCTTCTTGCCGCAGGCCTCGAGCAACGTGCGGAACCGAGAGTACGCCTTGGGCGTGGCCCACAGGGTCTCGGTGAACTTCTTGCCGCGCTTCTTGCCGTCCTTGAACGCGAGCGTGAGCTGGAGGCCGGGCGTGCCCTTCTCGGTCGAGACGGTGGGCTTGGCGTTGAGAATCTTGACCAGGTACCACCCGTCCTTGACCTTGATCCCGCCGCCGGACTCCTCCTTGCTGAAGTCGATGATGAAGTCTTCGACCGTGTTCTCGCTGGTGCTCTGCCGTCGGGCCATGTTACTCCTCGTTGGTGTCGGTGTTGTTCCACGCCTCGATGATCTTCGGCATGGTGGGGCGCGTGAGCACAGGGCCGAGATGGTTCGTCCTGTCCTTCAGCGCCGAGAACTCGTGGTGCGGTCCGAGGATCATGTGATCCGTCCAGACCTTCTCGATCTTGCCGTCGCGCTTCACCTTTCGCTCGCGGGGTTCCATGTAGCCGATGACCGAGACCGCACCGGTGAGGGCGCCCCGTGCGCCTGCCGGCAGGTCGATGGTAACGTCGAGCACCTCGCCCGTGTCTTGGTCCTTGACGGTCCGCTCCTGCGCTGTGAACAGGACGTGCATGGGCAGGTCACGGAAGTTCCAGATCAGGCCCTTGACGATCTCGCCGGCCTGGCCGTAGTGCCGCTTCTCAGGCATGCCGCGGGGCCGCGTCGGGTCCCTGTCCGATGCCTCGCCGAGCACCGTCTTCATGGCGAGGTTGTTCAGTGCCGAGACAGTGTCGATTGCCACGGACTTGAACTTGTGCTTGCCCGAGTGCAGGAACCAGAACGTGTTGGCCACGTCGTCGAGCGTAGTGCACTCGATCTTGTGCGCCCCGGACCCCACAGCCGACCGTGTGCCCATCTCGTTGATATCGACGATGAGAACGTCCGGTGCTGTGGCAGCGAGGCGCGTCTTGCCTGAGCCGTTGTCGCCGAAGACCGCGACCTTGACGTAAGGCCCGAGGTCGTCGACCGAGCTGATCCGTTCGACGATGTCTCTCAGAGCTCCCTGGTTACGGGTTCGTGGTTGTGCCATTACTTGCCCTCCCTTGGGCCACGCTGCTGGTAGTTCAACTTGACAAGGTCGCTAATGTCCCCTCCCATGTACTCGATCATGCAGATGTCTTGGAAGTCACAGCCCCAGGTGCAGGACTTGTCGGTGGTGCGAGGGTAGTGCCCGTGCTCGACGGCGGCCTCGATCTCACGTGCCGTCCACATGAGCTCGTCCATTGTCAGCTTCATGAGCTGTCGGGACTTGGGCAGCGGCGTACGCCTGAACCACCGGTCGGACTGGGCGCGCAGGCGGTTGAGAGTCTTGGCGTAGGACTTCGGGTCCTGGCCCTGGGCCTTGATTTCACGGTAGTACGAGTAGACGTCACACTGCAGGTTCTGCCGCTCCGTCAGTCGCCCTGTGCTAGGCAGTACGTCAGGCAGCGTTGGCGGCTTGGTAATCAGCTCGTTGAACATGACTCCCCGGAGAGGTGTATAGCCCATCGTCTCAGCTGCCCAGAAGTACCGGGCCAACTGAGAGTCCATGAGCATGAAATCCTGCGGCATGAAGTTCTTGACTGTCTTGTGATCCCACAGCCACAAGCCGCCGTCGGGTTCCTCGACTACGAGGTCGATGATGAAGTTGAACTCGTCACCGCTCGGCAGGATGAGCACTTCGTCCAGCTCTGAGTCAACGACGCGGAGAGCCTTGTCATCCTGACGGTAGTGCATGAGATACGACCGCATGATGCGGCTGCACTCAGCCGGAATGTCGCCCAGCTCTTCACGTTCCTCCTCGAACATGTTGAGAAACTTGACCGAGAGCTCTGCGTGCCGCTCCCGCCAGTCGTGCCCGTCGTAGTGCACCATGAGCAGTTGGTGCAGCCAGTCACCGCGGTACAGGGCCGTGGACTTCCGCTTGCGTTCCAGCTTGCGGACGTACTTGAACTCGTACTGCTTGGGACAGCGGCGCCACGTCTTGGCTCGGGAGTTACTGAGTCTCATGAGCGCTCGTTATCGTCGAAGTATCGGATCGTACTGATATGCAGCGGGTTGACCAAGATAGGCATGTGGTCGCTCCCGAGGTTTACGAAGTGAGACCCTGCGAGCTGACCGTCAGCAAGCTTGGGTAGAGACTTGAGAAAGTCTTCCGGTGACTGATCGCTCACCAGCACCTTCTCAGTTCCTACGTGGACCACACACTGACCGGTACGAATCATTGGTACTTCCTTAGCGCACGCGTGCCCCAGCGATGGGCAGCGCGCCGGCGGGACACGAGCTTGGCCTGTCCTGTGTAGACGCCGTCCACGATGACACGGACGCGGAAGCGACGGACGGCGAAGCCTGTCTCAGTGACTTCGTAAGCCACATTGTCGAAGAGCTTCCCCTGTGCCATCATGCCTTGCACCTTTCCACGATTGTCTGCAGTCGCTGGTTGACTTCCTCGAGCATCTCGGCTGTCTGCTTGAGATGCTTCCGTTCCTTCGGCGTGAGACCCGCCTCGTACTTCGGGCTCACAGCAATGCCGTC